GTGCAACACCAATCTGTGCGCCAAGGAAAGCCTGCAAGTCAATGCCTGCATCCTCAACGAGTTCACGCGATGCGACAACGAGTGTGCCGATCTTGTGAGCGCGCAAGGTGATGTTGCTGAAGGTTGGGTCAGACACTGCGAAGGTTGCGCCTTCAGCGACTGCCGTGCCAGCCATGCGGGTTGATTCCACAGGCACCTTGATGTCATTGCCACCTTGGGTGCTTAGCAGGTTGACAACGCTGCCATCGAGCATTGGACCGGTGGTGAGCAACTTGGCTTGGACGGTGCTCAGGAAGTCCTGAGGTACAGTCTCTGGGCCTTTGGTGCTGACATTGGTGCTAAGTGCGCGCTGCTCAAAGGTGTATGAGCGGATTTCTCCACGAGCCATTGCCCGCAGAATGTCGGAATCCGAGCGGGTTTCAGACTGTACTGATTCGGTGCGCACCTCGGGTGCGAACGCCATTGCCTCAGCAACCTTGGCATCGCGCATTTCTGCATTGCGAACCTCGTTGATGTGATCCTGGCGCTTGTCCATTTCAGCATTGAGTGCGTCCCATGCGGTGCGCTCTTCAACACTGAGTTCACGCTTTTCTGCCTCAGCGCGCTCAAGGTATGCGCGTGCTGAGTACAGGTCTTTGTTTTGGGCTTCAATGAGCCGTTGCAAATAAGACATGTGCTCTCATTTCGTGTGTGTGGGTTTGTCGCAGGAATGACAAAGGCAGCGGCTCCGCTACCCGACACCACATGTCGGCTCCGACTCTGTGGCTAGTGGAGTGCTGAGAATCGAACTCAGTTGCCTAGCAATTTCAATAATGTGTGGCTAGGGCTTTCCATTCACTCCGATAAATCAGATGTTGAGTTGCTTGGCAATCAGGTCCAACTTGTTGAGCAAGATGCTCATTGGCACTGACGGTTCGGGGGCAATGTCCTCAGGCTTGCCCGCAGCACGATCAACAACAGTTCGCAACAGGCTTGCTTGATCATCTGAGAGTTCTCCCGCTTCAAGGGCTGCGATTGCATCAGACAGTGCCTCAACATCTGTGGCAGTGCGCTTAGCGATAACTTGCAGGTTGCGAACACTTGCAGTGGTGGCAGGGTATGCAGCAACACCTGTCACCACCGAAACCTCGTGAAGCCTTACTTGCTCAAGGGTGCGCTCTGACCCGTCATCACTCCACGAATCCTTGACGGTAGAAAATCCGAAGGACATCGTGGATACATCCCCGCGCTCAATGAGTACGCGCAAGTCATTGCCGTAAGTAGTAGCAGGCAAGTCAGCCTCAACAAACAGACCATCTGATCTTTCCTCAAGGCGCATGGTCTTGGCGCGAGTCGAGGCAAGCACCATGCGATCATCGTGATTAACGTACATCCGGATGTCGTTGCGTGACTTGAGTGTGCGAGTGAAAGCACCAGGGGCAATGCGCTCAGTAAATGGCAAAGGGAGCGAGGGAGAATTAAAACGCGCTGCATACCCACTGAAGGTCATTCCGTCACCGGTCTCAGCTGCACGGAGTTCTAGCGGCTCCGTGTCCAGCATCCTGATTTCAATGTCGGTCATTGTTTTCCTTTCGTGAGCGAATACCAACCGTCACCCCAGAGGGTTAGGAGTCTTTGGAAATATCGCTCATACTTGGGCGCTGTTGCCTCAAGGCTGTAAGTGTTAAATGCCCGCTCTCTAATGAAGTTGCGGTCAAGTGTTGGTGCGTCAATTGCTGCTTGAACAAACTCTCCAAATGTGCGACACCGGAAACCGGTCACGCCGTCAATAACAGTTTCGGTGAACGCTCCCCAGTCGGTTGTAATAACTGGCGTGCCACACATTTGAGCCTCAACATTGACAGTGCCGTATGGCTCAACGTATGTGGTTGGAACAAATACAGCCTTGGCGTTTTGGTACAACTGGGCGCGCTCTAAGCCAACCGGCCCTAGGTATTCGCCATAGGTAGGTGGCGTGCCCACGCCTGCGATCAGTAGTCGAGCACCTAAGTGCTCAGCAACATCAGCTGCAATCTGGTAGCCCTTGCGCTCAATGAGCCTGCCAATAAATAGGAAGTAGTCACCACTGCCATCGCCTTGCGCAAACTCGGCTGCATCCACATAGCCTGGTATTACAGCGTCAAACCAATTACCATTGAGATCCGCTGGATTTGTTACCGTGCTGCCATAGACCGAGTGCATCCATGCGTAGGACTCAAAGACTCGATACTTCGCAAAAGTGCCTGGGTATCCAATGCCAAACTCAACTGTCATCATGTGTGGCAGTTGGTCGGCAATGGGCTTGTGGCTTGTCCCGCCAATGACACAGATGAAGTCTTGTGGCTGTGCGCGCTTGGCTATCTCTAGCACAACATTGCTGTTGAACTTTTGCCACACCGGTTGGTTAGGGTCGAAAGATCCCATGGTGTAGTGAACGCCTGCGAGTAGGTCTTGCCTGTCTTGCTCGCTCACACATGCAATGTGTTCGTAACAGTCGGTTGTGTTGTCCTCACCTGAGTACAGGTAAACGGTGTGACCGGCTGCTTTCATCATCTGTGCAAACTTGCGCACCTTCATAGTGAAGGCGCATGCTGGGTATTCCTCTGTGGTCTGCGTGAATGGCAAACCGACAACATGGAATCTCAAGCAAGTCCCCTAGTCGTATTGACAAACAGCCAAGTGTCTGTGGCTGTCTTAAATAAAATGCCGCTTGAGTATTGACCATCAAGGGCAAGGTTGGAGCCAAGCGCATTGACAGTTGCACCAGACGCACCAGCAACAGTTGGCGTGCCCGTGTTTATGTTTGTCAAGTAAATAATCGTGCCAACTGGAAACGCAACGCTGGCATTAGTGGGGACTGTAACTGTTGTCGCACCTGTGCTGCTAATCGTTATCAAGTCACCAGCGTCAGTTAATGCCAGTGTGAAACTGGCAGTCTTTGCAACAATTGCTTGGACTGCAACTGGTCCAGTCGCGCCAGTAGCACCCGCCGGTCCCGTAGGTCCTGTTGGTCCTGCAACTGTTGAGGCTGCCCCTGTTGGTCCCGTTGGTCCTGTAGGACCAGTCGCACCCGTAACACTTGCACCACTAGGACCTGTGGGTCCGGTAGGTCCAATGTTTCCTTGTGGTCCCGTTGGTCCAGTGGCTCCTGTATTTCCAGTAGTGCCTTGGGGACCCGTAGGACCAGTTGCACCCACAGCGCCTTGCGCTCCGGTGGGGCCTGTAGCGCCGGTATTACCTTGTGCGCCTGTAGGACCAGTAGGACCGCTCGGTCCTTTAAGGCTGACCCATGCCGTGCCGTTCCAGTACTTCAAATCACTCACAGCAAACTCATTCCATTAGTGATTGGTTTAGGGAACGATCCAGAAATCACCAACATTGGGGCTTGATGGTTCGGTTGAGCTAGTAGTTACAGCAACAGACTGACCGGCTGCACCTGTTGGACCTGTTGCCCCCGTGGGACCAGTCGCACCCTCTGGACCTGTTGCACCAGTTGGACCGGTCGGACCAGTCGCACCTGTAGCGCCAGTGTCACCGGTTGCGCCCTGTGGACCAGTAGGACCAACAGGTCCAACAATCTGACCCACGTTTGTCCACGCGCTACCAGTCCATGCGTACCAGTCACCCTCATCCTCAACAATGCGCAAGTCGCCAACATCATTGCCAGTTGAGGGAAGGTCAGCAAAAGTTGGCACGCTTGCCTCAGCGGTGAGACCAACACCTTGCGCACCCTGTGGACCTGTCGGTCCTGTTGCGCCAGTTGCTCCGGTGTCACCGGTGGGGCCAGTAGCGCCCGTTGGACCTGTAGCCCCAGTTGGACCGGTTGCTCCTGATGGACCCTGTGGACCAACGATGGAAACCCATGCCGAGCCAGTCCAATAGCGAATATCTGAAACGGCCATTTTTATTCTCCAATTGACGTTGTGACAATCCACTGGTCACCGCGAGTTGCGCCAAGTGGAGGTGTGCTTGTTTCATAAAAATTAGGGACACCCACAGGACCGCTAGGTCCCGATGGCCCTGATGGACCACTTGGACCTGATGGACCCTGTGGTCCTTGTGGTCCTTGAGCAGCGGCAGATGACACAACAATGCGGTTGCCGTCATCCTGCACCGTGACATTCGTTTGCTCTGGGTAGTTGATGACCTTTAGTTGCTGTGGGTAAACATTGACAACTGTTGGGGAGGCATTGGTTTGGACTTCACCCATTAGCGCGTCACCTCTGGGGTAACAATGAGAGTGCCCTGAACTACCCGAGTCACCTCGCTTGAGTTGCTTTCAATCTCAAGGTCATAGACATATTGCTCGGCTGGTATCTGTGCCGTCGTTGCTGCAGGAACTAGCAATTCAATCGTTCCGGCAGTGCCACCCAGTGCAATGCCTGTGCCGTTAGTGAGACTGAGTGTGGCAGTGCCAGCCTCGTACGAAGTACGCGCCTGCATCCGTGCCGTGTAGTTGGTCAGATCTACTGGAGTGCCTTCGGCATCGGTGTAGGTCATGGCAAGTTTCCATGTCGCACCTTGGCTAAAGGTCAGGTTCAAGAGTCCTGGGGCAATGCTCATTGGTTTGCCTCCAACTCATTTGAGTCGTTGCTGTCACTGTCCTCATTGTCCTCATCGTCATTTGAGTTGTTGCCGAGGTAGACATCATCTGGGTCATTCTCAGAGTCAGCAGCCTGTGCAGCGTTCTGCAACTGGACGCTTGGCAAGCCCGTGTGATCCATTGCTGGCAGCCCAAGGCTTGCAAGAACATCGGCAGGGTCAAAGCCCACGTTGATTAAACGCACGGCCATGCTCACTCGCTTGTCGGTCTCAACAATGTTGGCAGCGTCAAGATCAACGTGGGACAGCGGCACGCGCATAACGTCCCCACCGTCAATGTCGCGCAGATCCTCCAAACGCCTGATGTCGTTAATGGAAAGAAAGCCAGCCTGCACACCTTGGGAATATGCTGCATAC